AGCAGTGGTATCAACGCAGAGTACTGGGCTCAGTGATCACTGCGTCGGGCGGCGGCACGTTGGCCAGCCCTGCCTTAGCCTCGATCTTGCTTGCTACTGCTGCTGGTGTGATGTTGAACCGCGCCAGCTCGGGGCCTGCGTTATCCAACACATATTGCACGCCCGCGGCAGTAGCCGGAGATATGCCCGGTATCGTTATCTGCAACGGGTGCGATTTCAGGTCGGCGTCGATTGCGTTCTGCGCGGCGCCCATGCCGTTGGCCACCGCGTTGGCGATAGTCGTTGCGGCAGTTTGGTCTTTCATATGGCTGCGCAGCCAGAGCGGAAATACGATGGAGACGACGGAAAATATGCCGCCTACTATAGTCACAACAACCTGTGTGTAATCTATCATGCGGGAGCATCCTTTATATGTTCAACGTGCCGTCTAGCGACTCCTGGTTCAGATCGTCCGCTGTCGGCTCGTGGTAGTTAGGCGCGTCGGGTATGCCACCAGGTTCTTATCGGTGACGGTGCCAGGCGCCGGGTTCTCAAGGCGGAAAAAGGCGTGCCAGGTGTCGGCATATACTTGCGCGCTCGGCTTGCCACGCGGGCGGCCGCCGCATGCTGCGGGCGTAGTAGCTATCGGCGTCGCTCGTTAAATCTGTCAGCGTGCCAGCCATTGCCTGCGTAGCAAGTTCTACAGCTATGCGGAACTCCGGATCTGCCTGCGTCACCTTGGTCAACAGCGGTAAGTTGGGATCATCTGCGTCGCGGCAGGAGAACTGGTAAGGTTCGGTGCACACGCTCACGGCGTCTTTGCCCACCATCGCGGATGGTTAGCCCTGTTCATGATTACGTTGATCACGGCATGCATTCCTAGCTGTCCGCAGCCCCGTGCTTCGCCCCAGGCAGTACGCGCCACGGTATCGACTGAGTGCGGCAGTTCGTTTTGCATGGATATCCTTGAAAAAGAGAAACCGGCGTCCCGTAAAGGACGCCGGTTCTGTAGCTTTTACGGGTGATGCGTTACGTTGGTAACGCCCGCCGTAGTGATAACCACGGGCGTAGTGTGTCCGCCTTTGGAAAGGTCATGGTTCACGGCCGCATTCAGCTCCACCATGTAAGCGGGAAGCATGTCAGTGAGGAATGCATGCATCTCGGGCTCGATGTGGTGGGTGTCGCCGCCGTCGGTCGGGGTCAGTTCAAAGTGAACTCGTACGTCATCTTGGACATGTGCGCATCCTTTCAGGACAGAGATAGCCTACGCTACTTTAGCACGCGCCGTTCCGCATCTAAAATAACGTCTGAGTTACCGCGCCGGCCCCAGGTGCGGGAGTATCAGCGTGATGCCCCAGCCGATTATCGCTATGGCCGCGCCCACAATGGCGGTAAGGCGCGTGCGCCGGTTGTTCTGGGCGTTGGCTTCCTGCTGCCGCTCTAACGTCTCTGATCTCTCACGGGTGCGCTCTGCCAGCAGGCGCACCGCTTCCTTGTCGGCATCATATGCCACCGTGCTAACGTAAGTTCCAGCCATCCTGGCCAGCATTTCGTGCTCGTGGTTTAGTGCTTCCAGCCTGCGTTCGTACTCTTTGGCTTGCATCACCAGCGCAGCGTCGCGCGCTGCCAGCTTCTCCACAAACAACCGCCCCATCTCCAGCAAGCGGCGGTCGACCTCGCGGCTGGAGACCACTACGGACCCAGGTGCAAGAGCAGCGGAGGAGTAGATGTATAGCTATACTGCGCCCACGGCGGACATAGCGCCTCCCCGCGTTCGATGTAGAAAAAATCCCCGCGTAATTCCGGCGGTACCTGCAAGTTCACCGTGTAGCGCGGCACGCTGCCAGGGTAAGGTAGTCCGTTCTGCGAGTAACCCAGGGTGTAGTAGGTACGTATGGCGCCCTGTGGCTCTTTCTCCGGGTAGAGTAAGTATGCCATGTTGATGGAGCACCTCACATCCTGCATCTGTCCGACGCTAAGCCAGTGTCCGTCCGCTGAAAGCACCACATCAGAAACCTTCACCGGGGACTCATTATACAGCCACGACTCTACGGCCGAGTAGACCATGACGCTGCATACGCTGGCCAGCACACACGAGATTACGACTGAAAACGGATTGTTGCGCAGTAGCGACAGTATCGCCGACATGCTGAACACGCTAGGCCGCCGCTGCGGCCCGCGCTCTATGGGTGGGGCGGGAGGACGGGGTACGTAGCTATCCATACGACTAACTCCCATATCCGCGGGAGAAGCTTTGCGGCCAGAGTGACCGCCGCGCTGGCGAACATGAGCAGTATCGCAGTCCATATCTTGCCGCGGCTTGTCCTGTCGGCCTGTTGCCTGGCATCGGCATCTATTGCCCTCCGTAGGATACGGGCAGCCTGCTGGCGGTTGTCCTGGTCGTACAGATCCAGGTTCGCCATGAGCCATACTCGCTCCGCCGGCCCCTCTTGTGACTCGTCGAAGCGCCCCGTATCATACGTTGCCCCACTCCCGCCGGCTGTTAACTGGTTAACACTTTTAACGCTATTTTTACGCTGGCGCCCTGCGCGTGCGTCGCCGTCTCCGGGTTCTCCGCCTTCGTTCTCATTCACCCACGCGTCCAGTCATGGTGTTCGACCTTGGTCAAGTGTGCTACAGCTTACGCGCGTAAGAACAGGAGTTCAGAAATGTTGAAGTGTGAAGAATGCGGCCAGGAACTGGTGAACCACAACGGCTGCGTGGTATGTGTCAGCACATGGTGTGGGCAGGTCCTACGGCCGGTGAACTACAAAGTACACATCGGCAAAAGCAGAGCGCGCACGCCTATGATCCAGTGCTCACTGTAAGATACCAACCTGCTGTGGCTCCTGTCGCATATGCTTTGAACGATCTAAAGCTATTCTGCGTTGTGATAGTCGTACTTGGCAGAGTGTCAGAACCGCTCGCGGCAAACGATACGGTATTGCCAGAAGAGTCCGTCTTAACAAATGACAACGCGTCATTTCCGACACAGGTTGCGGCCAGCGGAAGTGTCATCGTCTGGTTGTTTGCCGTCGCATTACATTTTACTAACGTTGCTGTGGAGGTTATCGTAGCTGTTGCGGCCGTAACTACCTGTCCGAGCCCGCTGACTGTGGCGATAACTGGAGCTGTTAAAATAGGCCCCTTGATAAGAGGTTGCACAGGACCGTTAACTGAGATAACCGCGCCATTCGTAATTGGGAAGGTCGAGACGGAGATATAGCCCGCCTCGGAAGCGATGGTTCCAGGCGTTGTGCTCAGGTTATAGGTCCCTGTCCCACCGGTCCCGGTGCCAAGACTGGAAATGGTCGTGCCGGCGGTCACGCCTGGGAAGTTGAGCACCGCCCCGTTGGCTATCGTTCCATTCGCAACTGTAACTGTCATCACGTTCGTCGCGAAACTAGCGGTTGCCGCCAGCCAGACGGGCGCCGGTGCATTGGTCATCGCCACGTTGCCGGTCAGCGGCCCGAGTGTCCCAGGGCTGCTGCTTAGCACATAGACGCCAGCCGCGCTTTCGTAAAGGATCGTGGTGTTCGCTGCGACACCTGTGAAGTTGCTCAATACGCCGCCCGGCCCGATCACGCCGGCCGTCGTTGTGACTGTCATAACATTCGTAGCGAAGTTGGCCGTGACGGCGAAGCCGGCTCCGGTTGACGCGATAGCGCCCGACGTCCAATTGATCAGCTCATAGGTATCGGAGCCCGCGGATGCGGAATGATTGATCGCGTTGTTGACCAGGCCCGCAACATTCATATGGACATTGATGCCGTCAAACAGGTTTGCTCCGCCGCCGCCGTTGTAGATCAGATCAGACGGGTAATACGGATACTGATATTGGAACGAGTCAGCACTGAGATAGACGTCGCGAAAGCTGCAAGCTGTTACGCCTGCTCCAAGATATATGAAGGGGAAGCCCGCAGCCATCGTCTCATTTTCGCACTTCAAGCGCGATACATAAAAGCCGTTCGGAGGACTTGTGTTACCGGGGCCTTGTTCGATACGCAGCGCCGTGCCCTGGAACGGCTCAATCCTGACGTCATCAATAAATATCTGGTTTGATGTATCAGCCGAGAAACCAAGACCGGAGGCTGCCGCGGAATTGCGGATGTGAATTGCCGCATTGCCAGCAGATGTGTTGTTACCGCAGTACGTCAGCGTCATATTCTTGATGCGACTATCCCAGAGCTGAGCTGCATCAATAAATCCCCCGGCTGAGGTTGTTCCATAGACGTTATCCCACGTAATATTCGATGCATAATAGACCTGGAATATTGCGCTGTTGGTCGGGCCTCCGCCATAACCGTTAAATCCGATGTTGCTGAACAAAACATTGATGATAGGCGAGGCGCTAGACGCGCCGTTGCATCTGACCAACGAACCGCCGGTGTCAATTGCTCGCGACGACTTGATGGTCGAGACGCCAGGCCCATAACCAACAATGGCGCTATTAGTGATCATCGCAATCGTGTAGGGATCCACGATTGTCGTGCCGGGCGGCACAATAATTGCGCCGTAACCTTGTGCTGCAAGATCGGCTACAGCCGTAACCCACGCCGCATTGTCATCAGTTACGCCATTCATCGCAGCCCCGAGGGCTTGAATATTGATGGCGCCTGGCATGCTAAGCACGCCAGCCACAGTCAGCAGCATATTGCTGCCTAATGTAATAGGCGCGGGCTCGGCTGCGGAGACAGTCGAATTACCTAGCAGCGTTGAGGCGGCCATCGTAGCCAGGCTGAGAGTACCTGACGTATTCAGAAGAGTGCTGCCGATGGCGGAGACGGGCGTCGCGGACCAGCCGCCACCGCCCGTTACCCACGTCGGAAGAGATCCCGACCCATTGCTCTGCAACGTTTGTCCGGTCGTGCCAGAAGACGCTGTCGCTACCAGCGTCCCGGATGTAGGCAGCGTAAGCAACGTAGCAGCGGTCAAGCCCAGCGTCAGACCAAATGCGCCCGTAACCGTCAGCGGGCCACTCAGCGTGATCTGGTTGCCGGTTGCGGTCGCTATGTCGACATCAGAAATTACCCGTGAAGACATGGTCGGTCGTCCTTATAAGAGCGATGATGGAGGACGTAGCGCCGCCCACGCCGACATCTTTCTACTCAGCAGCTAACTTTACGTCTGCATCATCAAACGCAGCTTCGGAGCGCGCTTTTTCAACACCGTTTTTGATGCCGTCTGCCAGCTTCTTATCAAACTCAAGCCTTTCTTGAAGTTCGCGAAGAGGCCTGTTTGCTTCTCGAATGCCTTCATTGGCTAGTAGCTCGCCGGCCAAATGTGTGCAACCAACACGTAAGACGCCTTGCGGCCCAAATACAGCATTGACAAGGCCGACAGGCAAGGAGACCATTTCAGTCTGCGGGGGCGGGGCTGGCGGCTGTTTGTTTGTGTCTGACATTTTTACCTTCTATTGTTTGATACGTTGATGTTTCGACATTGGCGACACCTAAAGGATCATATCACGAGATGCGGCATTGCAAGATGGAACCGTTGCGATAGACCTGTCCAACAGCTACCCCTCCGGCTGCGGCAAGCGTATCCGAAGCATAACTCGTGGAAGTAGGTATCCAATCAAAGAAAAGCGCCGGGGTTGCTGTGTTGATGCCCGTCGCGCGTATGACGTTGACAGCAGAAGCGCCGATACGGAGGAAGCCCGTTTCTGATGCCGTCGCGGCTGTGACAGCCGCGGTTACGCCTATGTAAATATTGTTAGTCCCCGTCGTCAGCGTCGTGCTGCCGACGTTGTAACCAATGATTGTGTTGCTGCCACCTGTCAGGATGGAGGCGCCCGCGGAAGCGCCGATCAGGGTATTATTGCTCGTCGCGGTCGCGTTGATGCCCGCGGAGTTGCCAATGTTGACATTGAAATTACCAGTGGTCTGGCTAAGCCCGGCGCCTGTGCCAATGAACATATTGGCCGCGCCGGTCTGTATATTAAAGCCGGCCTGCGAACCGACCGCGACGTTTCCAGCGTATGAGTTTGTTCCGCCGGAGCCGGTCATCGCCTCATAACCGATGGCGACGTTGGCGCCCGTGCCGCTCGCTGCAGCGACGAAGTAGCGCATAGCTTGCTGACCGATCGCAATATGATAGTTGCCAATCACATTGTTGGTCAAAGCTAGATAGCCGATCGCAACGTTATCGGTTGCGGTAGTGATATTAGTTCCGGCAAGCTGACCAATCAAGATGGAGTTTGTTGCCGTAGTAATATTCAGACCGGCCTGATATATCGCCGCAAAGTTGTAATTTCCTGTAGAAACATTTGTGAGCATGGCCGGACCAAGGCCAATATTCCGCGCGGTGGCGTTTAGGATAGACGTGCCCGCACTTTGTAATCCCGTAACAGACGCTATATTGATTGTTGGGACTGTTCCACTGAACGCCAATGCACCAGCAGAAAATGCCAGGCCGTTCCCGAGTGCGATCGCAGCAGGCTCGGCACTTGTCGCGCCGGAGTTACCCAGCAGACTGGTAGCTGCCAACGGAGCCAGACTGGCGATGCCGCTCGTAAGAACAAGCGTCACGTTATCAACGCCGGTAACAGCCCCGCCAGACGCAGTAAGCACGCCACCGTTGGAAAGTGCTAGTCCCGTACCAAGTGTGATGGCAGACGGCTGCGCCGATGCGGTAGATGGATTACCGTGCAACGTTTTAGTCGGTATCGTTGAGAGCCCAAGCGTGCCGGAAGCGTTCTGCAACGTACTGTCGATTGCGGAAACGGCTGTGGCTGACCACAAAGACGTAACAGTGTTGGACAGTATTCCTCCGCCGGACAACGAAAGCCCGGTGCCTATCGTTATGGCGGATGGCTGCGCCGCGGAGCCTGTCGGATTGCCGCGCAACGTCTGCGCAGGCGTGGTAGACAAGCCAAGTACACCGCTGACATTCTGCAGTGTGGTGTCAATTTCCGATACAGCGGCAGCAGACCAGGCAGATGATGCAGAGCTGGAAAGCACGCCACTGGTGAGCGACAGACCCGCGCCGATAGAGATCGTAGACGGTTGCGCCGCAATCGAAAACGGATTGCCGAACAGCGTGGCGGGGTTGATCGTAGCGAGACCAAGTACGCCGAAGTTATTTCGCAGAGAACTATCAATACTGCTGACAGCAGCAGCCGTCCACGCCGATGGGCCGCCGTTGATCCACGTTGGAAGTGCCGACGTGCCGTTGCTTTGCAATATCTGTCCGGTTGTCCCACTTGACAGCGTAGACAAGAGACTGCCCAACGTAGGCACGCCAAGAACAGTGTTGCCAGTCAGATTAAGTGTAAGGCCATATAGACCGGTGACCGTCAAGCTACCACCAAGCGTAATCTGGGCGCCGGTCGCAGTCGCTATATCCACATCGTCGATTTGACGCGGCGCCACAACCATTATCAAATCCTTTGGTTAGCCAGCCGAACCGGATGTCAGGAATGCGCCGTCGGCGCCAATCAACTGCGCGCCATCAGCGCCCAACAGCTGCGTGTATGTCGGCGTAGACGATGCCGACGTGAGCTGCGCGCCGTCAGCACCAAGAAGCTGATAGCCGTCCGCGCCGAGTAGAAAATACGTAGATGATGCAGCGCCGATGAGCGGCGCGCCGTCTGCGCCCAGCAGTTGCGCACCGTCAGCACCAAGCAACCCACCATCAACTGGGGGGAGATAGATCAGCGGCGGCCCGAAGCCCGGAACAAGAGGCAGAGGCAGCGGATATCGTGCCAGAATGGGGCGGCACAAGATGCCCCAGTCCCACTCGAACACGCGACCCGCAATGGTCACGCCTACAAGATCAATCAGGTAAGAGCGGCCTGGAACGCCGCCAGAAAGCCACCACGTTACGAGAAACCCGGTACTGTCGATTGACAGCAAAGATGCCACCATCTCCCCGCTACCGGATGGGGCAACAGACAAGGTCAGGCTTTGCAGCGGATCCACTATGCCCGTATCCGGGTCCGTCAGCGGATAGCTCACGTTCTCCGTATAATCGAGTGACGCGCTTGGACCTTTGGCAGCGAGCCAAGAGCTGGGCGCCCATGGCATCAAGCTGGTGACGCCGTCTGTGATCAGGGTCGTGTAGGACATCTAGAACACATTCCCTGTACGAACCAAGAGACGGACGGCCGTGGTGCGCTGCGGTGCCGGCACGGGGATTGTAGTCGCTAGAACCAAGAGCGTAGCGCTGACTGTTGTTACGACAGACGCCGCGCCCGATAGCGCAACGAAATCACCTCCTAGCACACTCTCCCCCAGTACAAATGAACCTAGAGGCTGATATCCGCTCATGCGACATCTTCTGTCAGGACATCGTTGTAAACAGGGTAGAAGCGTCGAACACCGGCACTTGTCCGGCAGTGACTATGCCGCTGCACACACCGAAGCGCAGCAGATTGCCGCTGTTCGCAGTGGGAGTGTCAGCCGTGAAGAACCCGACGATAGTGTTGCTGCCCGATGTGCAGGCGGGGAAGGCTATGACGGCCGTGTTGGTGGCGCTGCCCGCGCTAGCGCTGCCTATCAAGCCCGCCAAAGCCACACGAGCGTAGCCTGTGTAAGTTGCTTCTGCGCCCTGGCCTGCGGGCGTGCTGGCCGTTGTGCACAAGCCTACCCATACGGTAGGCAGCGTGAACCCGGCGACACCATTGCCATAGTCGAGTAGCTTGTTATCAAGGTATGTGGACTGTGCCGCCATGTTCCGCGCCTCAGTACTTGATTATTACGAGGCCGCCGGCCCCGGTGCCACCGTCAGACTGTAGCGCCGATCCGTTACAGCCGCCGCCCGGGAAAATCCCAGGCCCCCCACCTATCGACGACGATGAAACGCCAACTTGCCCGTTGGTTGTCCCGAACGTGCCCCCGCCCGCTCCCGTGGCGTAATTCCCGCCGCTCCCGCTGCCTAGTGGATACCCCTGTCCGCCCTGTTGCCCAGCAAAATTTAGTTGTCCGCCAGTACTTGTTCCCGGCGTTGCAGCCGGCGTACCGATGGTGCCATTCCCAGGGTTTCCGCCTCCGCCACCCGTGCACGTGATGTAGGTGCCAAACGAAGATGTGCCGCCCGTGCCGCCCGCTGTAGGTGAACCACCGTTTGCGAGCCCCGCTGTGCCGCCCGCGCCTACTGTGACGGAGACCGTAGCACCCGGCGTGACGCCCTGCAGGTAGCTATAGCCGTAGCCTCCGCCAGCACCGGCAACAGATGTCGAGTTAGTTCCCCACGTGCCGCCGCTGCCGCCGCCAGCTCCCCATACTTGTACGTCAAGCGCCGTCACTGTCGATGGTATGGTGAAAGTATAGGTGCCCGGCGTAGCGTAGACTGTAGATCCTTGCGCCGCCCACGGCACAAGCAGCCCAAGCGTGCCCGCGGTGAGCAGCCCATTAGCGAGGTCGCCCGCGGCAAACGCGGTGCCTGTGGTGCCCTCTTTTGCGCGGATAACGGTGAGCGTGTCTGTGCTGCGCGCCGTGCACCATACTATTTCGAACGTCGTGCTCGTAGTGGCGCTGATGAGCGTAACGGTGAAAAACTGCCCTGAGACCGGAGAAGGAAACAGCGCACCTTCGCCAGCCGTAAGCGTTATCGTCGTCTGGCTGCTGGTTATGCTGTTGGCCAGCGTAGCAATAGCGTTATTAGACCACAGAGGTTGTTCGGTCATGCGCTAACCATTCGATACGTTCACCACATTAGAATTGTTCCATAGCTGGAACTCATTGTGCGGGTCGCTCAGGGGCAAGTTGCCGCCGCCTACGGAGAGCATCTGAGCCGACGTGACAACGCCGAATATGAGCCCAGGTGCCGCGGGGTTAGGTGTGACGCCCGGAACGACGGTAACAACCCCACCGTTGTTCCACACCTTGCCAGCAGCCAGGCCGGAGCTGCTAGTAGGCCAACCCGCCGTAAGCGTCACGTTCAGCACACCGCTAACGTTCGTCAGGCCTGTGTTACCCAGATCGTTAACGATCGTAATCGTGTAGGTATATTGGAACGGCAGCGGCAGAACACCCGCGTTCACGGCGCCCTGAAATATAAGGGCAGAAGGCAGGTTAAGACCGTTCGCCATCGTCAGTGTTATCGTTATCGTCACCACCGTGCCGGAGAACGTTACGCTAACAGGATAGGTATTGTCTATCAGTGTCGTCGCGCCGTTGGCGCACGTAAGGAAGCGCATAACGCGCTTTTTCAAGAACGGTATGGAGAAGTACTGTCCGTCACCCTTATAGAAGTTCCACGTGATGATACGCTTGTAGTAGTCGTCGTTCACGCCTACTACGGCGACGCTGCCCATGACGTTGAATGTATTCAGCGTAATAGTGTTCAGCGCCCAAGTGTTGAGTGGACCGACACCCGTAACAGCGCCGGACTGCAACGCCGGCCTATACACCCCATAAAGATTGTCGGCTACGGCATCCAGCAGGCTGCCAGAAAGTAACGTGTAGACAGGCAGGTTAAGCCCTGCCAGGTAGGTCATGTACTGCTGCGCAAGGCCGTTATACGCAGCGTTGAATGCCTGTATATTCGGGTCGTCCTCGTATTGTTTATAGACATACGCCGCGAGTATGCTCGTCAGCGTAGTCGTAGTAGCGGGGGGAAAAACAGCCACGCGCGTATCCTCAGGGCCGTTTCGCCTCCGCGGGCGCGGTCATGGGGTGGCTGACCGAGAGCGGTGGTGCCGGTTTGTCGCCCGCCGCCTTACCGCTAGCAGCGGCAACCTCCTGTAGATTGTTGATCCACACAGCAGCAGGACACGCACCCTGCATGCGGATGGCGCCATCCTGCCCAGGCGTCTGTTCTTGTACGCACTGGACTACACGCGTCCACAGCTCCACGAGTTGACGATTATCCATAGGTCTATTCATTGTCGTCAGTATCTCGTTGATGAGCGGGGCTGGTAGAGCGATGTAGTCAGGTGTGGCCGGCGCAGCCCGCGACGAGACTGCGGGGAGAAGTAGAAGCAGTGGCAGTAAGAATTTCATGTGGACCCTATAGCGTCGCATCAGCACGGGCTTACGCTCTTGACCACGTGGTTAGATGCGTCGAAGCAGGCATAGGCCGTTGGCGTTCCGGTAAGCGGCGTCGTCAGCGTCAAGGTCAGCATCACACCATTACCAGTAGGGTCTATGGTGAACCCAGGTCCCTGAAACGAAGCCGTAGCGTTAGTCCCGCTGGCGAGGAATGCGACCGGCGTAACAGCGGCACTCTGGAAGCTGGCGACGCTGTGAGCGCCTTGATCCAGGTAGCTGGCCTTTGTCGTCGAAAGGCTGTTATTGTCGTGCGTGCCGTAGTCTGAATAGACGTTGCCGTTGTACCATGTGCCGTCGTGGAAACCCGGCGTACTGTTGGCGACGCTGAGTATTATGGCGGCCGTCATCTGAAAGTTCGATTGTGTATCTAACAGTATCCCTTGCGCGTAGGCATTGCCGGGCGTGCCGGCGTAGCCGCTCTCTGGGTAGTCGTGGTTCAGGTTGTTGAAATCTAGTTCCACGCCGCTCGCCTGGAACGCGCCTACGCCGGAAGCTATATTTTCGACGATGTTCAGACCGTATATGTTAGACGTGCCGGGGTTAGCCCACACCTGCAGGGCTAGCCCCATCTTGTAAGCACTCACGCCGCCGTTGCCGCTCGCCGCCCCCGTGGCCGACGTCATCTGCAAGAAGCCAATGGACTCCGGCAGCGTGGCAGAAGCCGCGGTACCGTTGAAGTAGAACGAGTTGAGCTGCGTCTGCCCGCCAAACACCGCGCTGATGGTGGGAGAGCCGGACCATGTAAGCTGAGCAGCATAGTCCTGTTTATTCTCGAATGCGGCATTGAGACTAGGCCCGGTCAGCGTTTGCCCGTTAGCGAACCCCGGACTGCTCTGCGCAAACAAGGCGTGCGCAGAGCAGACATAAAGCAGCGTGGCAAGAAGAGTAGATACCTTCATACCCAGAACCCCACAAGGCCCGTCGCCGTGGCTGTGGTCACGTTGGTGATGGCCAGCCCTGTGAACATGCCTACTGGCACGTTGGTCAGCGTAACGCTGTCGCCGCTTACCAAAGTCACCGTAAGGTTGCCCGTCACGCCTACCCATATCTTGGTCAGGGCAGGCTGGTAGGTTGTCGTGCCCGCCGTGATGATGGTGCCGTGCTGCTCTGCCCCTTCGGGCAGCGGAGCTGTAACCGCGTATAGCGCCATAGATCAGCCTTTCACAACGGAGACGCCGCTTGCGACGCATAGGAAGTAGCTCTCTGGATCGCCCACTATAGTCTGCAGACCGGAGCCAGGCGCGGTGACGATGCCGTTGATTGAAACAGTAAATACAAGCCGGGTAATCAGGTTTTCTGCCAGGATAGAAGAGACGGCGGTAATGAATGCGTCGTTAAGCTCCAGCAGCGTCATCGGCTGGCCCACGTAGATCGCGTTGACGTAGGCTGCAATGGCCGGCTGCACGAGCGTAGCAACGGCGGTATTGGAGACGATATTCAGGCTGTTGGTGTTCCACGTGACCGTCATCGTCACTGTCTGCACGGGCGGCAGAACAAACGGTACGGTATAGCTGTCCGGCGTGTAGATCAGAGTTACGGACGTATTACGGAAGTTCGGCGTGACCACGCCGCCTGACGTGTACGTGCCGCTACTGGTTGTGTTGATCCCTAACGTAAAGCTGGTCGGCGTGACCACCGTGATAGTCAGCGGCGTGCTGTTGATGCCTGACATACCGACAACGCCCGTGACGTTGATCACCTGTGCGTTGCTGTAGCCATGGTTCAGACTTACGGTCATCGTGCCGGGATTGCTGTTAGTTATCGCCGTCACTGCGAGCGTAGATCCTACCAGCACGTTGACATCCGCCATACCCTGGAAGATGGCGTTGCCTATGGCGTACGGGTCGCCTGTACCGCCGACAATCACCTCCCAGCCTGTGCCGCTGGCGCGAAAGCTGATGAGTTGCGCCTCTACCCCAGGCACCGCCTGCAGCAACGTCTTCACGTAAGCGGGCGTGCCCAGGCTGGTCACTATGCCGGCTTGCAGCACCTGAGCGCGGAACTGGGCCTCTGTCTGGGCGGCCGTGCCCGCCGTGCCGGCGGAGGGGTTAGTGACTGTAAGCGTGACGCCAGAAGGCACGGAGGTGACTATGGTAGTCACCGTGTTGGCCGGCACCGCGAAGCTTCCCGCCAGCACTGCCTGACAGAACACCAGGCCCGAGACGCCTCCCGTGAGCACCACGCCTGCGTCTATCACGTTGTACTGGTTGGTGCCGTCGCCGACGACAAAGCCTGCCGGGATGACAAAGCCCACAGTGCCGGAAAACGTAACGTATACAGACGTATTGGTGGGCGCCGTATAAGCCGTGCCCTGCCCCAGGTATATCTGCCCCAGTTCGTTGAGTATGTAGGGTCCGGCGCCGTAGGGCGTAAGGCTGTCCACTAGGGCGGTAACAAGCTGGTCGATGATGACCAGCGCGCCGGTATCTGTTCCAGCGATGTCGTCTATCAGCCCGCCCGGCAGCACCGTCAGGCCGGGTGAGAGCGAAGTGGCGTTCTCTACCAACGCGTTGTTAAGCGTGGCGGGCGGCGTGTTGACGCGTCCCGCGGCGCCGATAACGGTGTTGACAATATAGCCACTCATGTCGGTATTGGACCCTTGAGCGTGCTGCCCTGCTGCGTGACCACATTGACGCTATAGGTTGGCTTGGCGGGGTTCGTCACCTTGGTCGGCTGCGTCTTGCTGATGATCAACGAGCCAAAGAATTTGGCAAACTGCTGCTGTGTCTGCAGCACATAGTAGTCGGGCTGCACCTGCGTCAGCACGCTGGGCTCAGCCGGGGTGCCGTAGTTGGCGAAAAACGGACTTTCGCCGAGGTTCAGCTTAAGGCACTGGATCAAAGTTGTGAGATAAACCGCGTCGTTGTAGCCGTTCGCGTCCGTTGTCACTTCAGTCCACGTGCCGCCCAGGCCGTTGACCTGTCCTACTCTCCCCCACGTCCTCATGGGCTGATAGTCCCTGTGGCATTGATGTTGCCGTTCACCTGCAGGTTGCCGTTGATAGTTACGTTACAGTTCAACGTAACGCTCCCGCTGGTGGTGATGGTTATGTTCGTGGCCGTAAGCGTGACCACCGATCCGCTGTTAGCATCGCGCAGCGTTACGCCCTGCGGGCCGTAAAGCACTAACGCGCTGCCGCTGACCGCGGAGAACGCCGTGTTGCCCACCGGCACAAACACCAGCGCGCCCAGGTTGGCCGGCTGCGTCGTAGTAGCCGTGCCGCCACCCAGGCCTGACATGCCGCCCATGTAGTAGTCTGCCGAGACCGCGAAGCCCCTACACCCTACCTGTATGGGCAGCCGCACGTACTCGCTGCTTGCCACGGGCATGGTGGCGGGCGGCAGCGTGATAGCTGTTTGCCCGGCCGGCGCTGTAACCTGAAAGGCCACCGTGACGATGCTGCCCGAGATAGCCGTTACCGTGCATGGTATGTTGCGGCCCTGCAGCGCGAGGGCGTTCTGCGACTTGGCCTGAGTAAAGCGATTGAGGCTAAGGCCGAACGGTGTTTTCTGGTCGTTGGTTGCCACTACGAAGCCGCGGTGCTCGAGGAAGCAGGCTGGAACGACGCCTGGTATGTGGTGTTCCAGCTCGCGGCGTCGGGCTGACGTGTGTGGCCGTAATGATGTATCTGCGACACCTGGAACCTGCCGCTGAAAGTCAGCTTATTCTGCGGTTGTGTAGACGTGCCAGAGAGCGATATAGCAGACTGTGTGAAAAGCGTTTGCGGCAGGGTCACGTAGTCATTCAGATGGATGTCAGAGCGCAGCACGGTCTTGAACGTAATCTGGTTGAACCCTATCCACGTAGGCTGACCGATAAGATCCTGCGGCAATATCGCTTTAGGCGTCGCTGTCACCGTGCCGTCATCCACGGTCACCGTGTCGCCGTTCTGCGTAATGGTCACACCTGTATAGGTCGTCCCGCCGATAATGCCCTGTGAGAGCGCCCTGACGAAACCGGAGAACCGCTCCAGCGACTCGTAATGGCCCTGCTGGTCATAATTGAGCACCAGGTTCGGCGACACGTTCACCGTCGCCGTCATGTTCGGCATCGCTATTTTCAACGTGTTCTGTACGGCCGCGCCCAGCGTTGTACCCTTGGGCATGGAGAAAGGGAAGTTAGTTGGCGTCGTTGAAGAGCCTATGGGGTCGCCGCCAACCTGTATCGTCAAATTCAGGGTTTGGTCAGTGCCGATCCAGTTGCCGAACGCCTGGTATATCTTGCCTTTACAGATCAGCCCCGCCTGCTGTGGATTGGCCAACGGCAGACCTTTGCTCATGCCGGCGTAGACACTGATGTTCAGCCCGTTAAGGTCCGCCGCATTGCCAAGGTCCTGCAGGCCCAGCCCCCACACCGTAACAGCCGCTCCAGCGCCTAGGTCCGGGTCTGTCATGTTGGCGCCTGCGATGTTCAACTCCACCAGCAAGCACGCCGGGTTGTAGAGCCCCTGTTGCGGGTTCTGCGGGCCGGAGGGCAGCAAGCTGGTTAGCCCTACGCTTGTGCCGGCGCCTGAAAGGCTTTTGAACTGGTAAGGCGTACCATCCGCTTTTGTGATGTCTATGCGGTAGTATCTCACGATGTAACTACGAACTGGTTAGAAATAGTGTCGTCATAATAGTACATCGTGGAAGTGAAGTAGCCCGCTGTGAGGGAAATACCGTAAGCAGTGGTGGACGCCACTAAAGGCCGGTTGATAACTACGTTCCCACTCTGGTCCTGCACCTGCACATACCACCGCTGGTCCGCCGTGTTCCACAACACATAAACGTTGAACGTAGTACCCGTCGCAGTCACCAGCGGCGTGGGGTCTAGCAACGTAGCCTGAAACTGAAACGGCGCATTGATGGGCGGCGTAAACGTTGTTGTAGTTACAGTGCCGGACATCAAGTACCGCCAATATTGAAGCCCGACGAACCACCAGGCGGCGAAACTGTCGGCCCAGCCTGCCCCGCGCTGACAGGTAGGCTGGTGCCCGCGAGGCTCTGCGGAGAGTTGACCGTAGTCCCGGCGCCCGACCAGCTAGGATCGCCGTTAACCTGCGTGCCGCCACTTAGTTTAGACATCATACTGTTCTGAGCAGCGGCCGCGGCTTCCAGCGTAAGAAGAGGCTGAACGAAGTCTATCTGATAGGTGTTCTGCGCTTGTTTGCTGCTGGCTGTGCTCACGTCCACCATGCGCGTGCGGATCATGTTCGGGTAAAACATTTTCGGCGTGATGACCGTATATGTTCCGCCCGTCTGGTCGTGCTGCTGCAACGTCGCCTGCAGCGCCATCATGATACCGAGCGATGCCAGATAGTTGCTCTGCGTAGGGCAGACCATCAACATACTGACTGTGAGCGGTTGCTGTATGATGGCGTTGCCGGCCACCGCCTGATTGGCGAACGGATAGCTGCCTATCTGGTTGTCGCCCAGCGTGCTGCCTGGTAGAGGCTGGAAGTAAGCAAAATAACTATCCAGGTCCGCGCTGACGCTGCCGCTGAGCAACCCCAGTGGGAAGTTCACCGCCTCCGTTATTGCGATTATGGGCAGCACGCCGCCCGGTATGCTCGTCGCTATGCCGTTGCACAGAATAATGGGTGATAGCTGGAACGCCAGCGTGAAAGCAACTGAGCCTACGCTGCCGCTCATATGGAAGTAGCCATGGTATTGACGACAACGTTGCTGTTGCCGCCCGTGTTGTTGTCCACACGCACCTGCACGGAGCGGTCGCGGAACTGGCTGCCGTACTGCACTGCTGCGTTACCGCGGGCGGAGCCGTCCGTGCCGCTACGCTCATAGCTGCGGTTGACCGTATAGCCCGCCCGCCGCGCGTCGCCCACAGCGCGCAGCGCGTCGCCCGCCGCCTTCTCGCTGTGCGTCAGCTCCCACTGCACGAACATAAGTTGCTCGGTGAACGTGCCGTCCTTCGGGTCGTGGCCAAACATAGCGTGGAACATACGCACGCGGTCGCCGCGCCACTGCGCTATACCCTGCGCGCCTTCGCCGCCTCCCGCGCCATTAAAGGCTTGCGGGTTGAAGCCGCTTTCGGCCTTGAGGTTGGCCAGCAGCCCGTCCGTCTGTGCCTCGCTCCACCCAGCCTGCCGGAAGTAGTCGTGCGCCACGGTCTCGTTGTTACCGCCCGTCAGGCTGCTGTTGCCGGGGCGGAAGGCCATGGGCAGAAAGCCGCTGCCGCCTCCCGGCATGAAATCGGGTGTTGGCTGCCTACCGCCCGGTAAACTAGGAAACAACGGGACGTAGGGCGCCCCACCAGGCTTACCGCCCGGCACGCCGTAAGGTCGATTACCCTCTTCTGGCTTACCGCCGGGGGCGCCATCTGGTTTACTACCGGGCACGCCGTAAGGTCGATTACCCTCTTCTGGCTTACCGCCGGGGGCGCCATCTGGTTTACTACCGGGCGCCCCGCTTTGCCCTATACCCAACCATTTGTAGGCCCACTGAAGCGCGTGCCACACAGCTTTGGCCAGTTCGCCTATGCCCTGGGCAAAATTGGCAACGTCGGCTGCGAACTCGGGCGTACTGATGAATTTAGCAAACGTGTCCAGGCCGGCGGCGATGTCGCCCATCCATTCTTTGATCTTTGGGCTATTCGTCAACGCGTCCACAACGTGGACCACGCCTTCAGACATTTTTTCTAGCGGGGTGACAAGCGGCGCCAGAAACTTGACCAGTGAGTTGTCTAACGCTGTGCCGGCGCGTGTAAGCTGGTCCGTGAAGTCGTTCCACGCCCTTTGTACAGGCCCCGGTAGATCGAACTCTTTGCGGTCCGCTTCGTAGCGTCCACGCTGCGTCTCGAACTCGCTGCGGCGGCCGACAAGGCGTTGAAAGTCCTCCTGGCTGATGCCCAGGTCGCCCAGGTTATACGTCTTGTAAGCATTGCCTAGCGGCACACCTTCTTTCGTCAAACGGTCGGCCAGCTCTTGCAACTTGGTTACAACGTCCAGGCTGGCGCCGGCTGTGCCGCGCTGCTTCTCCTGGTCGTAATTCAGCCCTAGCGCGCCGTACGCTCGCGCCTTAGTTGGGTCCGTCAAGCTTTCATAGACACCTTGCTGAAAGGCGTCCGGGTTGCTAAGGAACCGGCGGAAGTTAAGGTTGAACGCGCTTTGCGCGCCCGGCGTCGTCGCTATGCCTGCCGCGCTGCTGCGCCGGCTTGTTACGCCCGCCGCCAGCCGGTCTATACCGTACAACCCGCCCGCGCCCAGCAAGCCGGAGATAAGCCCCGTAAGTTGGCCCCAGCGAAGCAGGCTGCCCGTGGCGCGGTCTATGTTCGCGGCAAAGCCCTTAGTGCTGCGCTCCATCTCACGCCATAGGCGGGATTGGCTCTGCACCTCCAAGGTGTTACGCTTCATGCCCTGCGTAACAAGCGTATCGAAACTTGCTGCCGTTTTCTTCCACAAGTCCGGCGTGGAAGAAAGCGACTTACGGTACTCGTCAAAGCTGGCGCGAAATTTGACCCACGAGCTATCGTCGATGTCGATGTCTATGACGCTACGTACACTCATGTTACGCCCGCATCATCCGCGCCATGGCGTTAGCCGTATGCCGCGCCCGGAACTCCGCTGCGCTGTGCCACTCCCAGCCGTACTCGTCGGCAAAGGCGCGGAACCCGGCGCCCGAAAGCCAACCTAGCACGTAGGCGACCACGCTCATGTCTACACCGCGACCGTCAGGCTGTGCGGCATAATGACGACCGTATCCGGCGCACTCGCGGGCGTAGTTTCGGCCGGCGTCAAGATCGGCAATCCAGCGATCCACTCCGTAAGCGGCAACGACGAAGTTTCCGCACCCCACAGCCTGGAGAAGTTTGTGATAAAGTCCAGCCTTGCCCGCCGCGGCACGCAGTGCCAGGCCACCGTAAAAAACACGGATGCGTTCACAGCCTCCGCAGCGTCACCGGGGTCCAGCAAGTGTGTCGCCTGCTGCAACGGCACAGGCTCCCAACCCGCAGGGCGCCCTATCATCACCGTGCTCAGGCGTTCCACCTCATTCAGCAGAGGAGCGTACAGCGCCTCTGCCTTCGGCCCTGGCTCGCCCGCCACGCTTTCGGCCGCCGAACGAAGGAACCTGCTGGCGTGCCGCGCACCCACAGGACCCTCTTCCACCATGGCGTTGAACGCCCGGAGGATGATGCGATAATGCACATCAAACGTGCTTACAGAGATAGGGCGGGAATGCACGTAAGCGTAAGCGTCGCCGCCCTCACGATAGAGCGGCATGACGAGATTTAGGTTATCGTCCAGGATCATCCGAGATACAGGTTGCTGTTGATGTAGTAGATGCCGCCCAGCGTAATCGGGTAGTCAGGATCGGACCCGTCAAACGGCTGGTCGCCCACGTTGAGGATAGAGCAGTTGTGCAGCAGGTACGGCTGCATCTGATCGCTATCGGGGCGCACCGTGGCGCGGCCCACCTGTGTATACAGCTCCATCTGAGTCTTGTAGCCCTGCGCGAAGAGCTGGCTGCGCAGCAGATGCATCACAACGCGGGCGTGCAGGTACGGCTCCGGCGAATTGACTATGCCGGTCATCGTATCGATCTGCACCGTGGTTTGCCCGGTGAAAGAGATATTGATACCGCGCTTGCCCAGGTAGGGCGACGTGACGTTGAGAGCGGGGTAGTTAGGGATGAACACGCTCGCCCGAAGACGATTGATGTTGCCCTGAGAAATAGCAGGATTACCGCCTGCGGATATAGTGCCGGACATCTATCTTACCCCACGAACTGGGTTGCGTTGAGGTTGATTGTGATGTTTTCAAACCCAAGCTGCGGCGCAAACGTGACGGCAAAGCCGCCATACTTGCCGATCTTATAGTCGCCGGGGTTGAGAATGTAGTAGTTGGGAAACGGCACAGCGTTTATTGCGCAGTAACCGTTGTATATGCCCAGCGCCACGTTGGCTGCGAACGCGGAGGCTGTCAGCTCCGTTTGGATGATGCTACCGAATACCAGACCGGCGGAGATGCCCGTAGACATAGTGCCCGCGCATACCGACTGCAGTGTGTTGATGCCCGCTTGGCTGAGATAGAGCGGGGAGACCGTGGTGTTGCTGCCGTTGATAACGGCGTTGCTGACATTAAGGTTGAGCGTGATGTTCGCCCAGTCGATCGCGTACCAGTAGTTGAACTGGTTGCCGTCCGCTGTTGAACCGTAGAACAGGCAAGCGGTGGAGATACCGCCTTCCGCCCCAGTGCCGACCAGGTTGACGTTGGCAGCGGCAAGCGTAGTGAGCAGCGCGCTGTTGCCCGGTACGGGAAACGGTGTGACGCCGTAAAGGAACGTATAGGGGAACGGCGGCACCAGCGCAGCGGTATTGATCGCCAGACTGACTGCGAATGGGGCGGCAAGAGAAAACTCGTTAATGCCAATGCCAGCGCTGGCGTACTGGTTTGCCACTAGCGTACCGAGTGTCGTTTCCGAGCCCTGCGTGGCAAGCAGGTTCCACACGATCGTGCTGCCCGTCGTGCCTGTTGCAGCCTGCCAGTAACCGTTATAGCCTACAGGTACGCAGCCTGAGACCTGGAACCACTGCCCTACTGCCACGCCGTGTGCCGTTGTGGTCGTTGCGGTCGCCACTAGGGAGGAACTGGTTAGCGCCGTAAAGGCATTGGCCTGCCACGTGCCTGTGTTCGGCGTCTCGACCAACATGAACACGTCCTTCATCAAGGTCGTGTACTGCTTGTAGGTGCTCAGGGTAGTGGTCACCCAGAAATAGGTCTTTGCGGCCAGACCCTCGTAACTCGCGATAAGGGAGAGGAACGTAGTGTTGTTGTCCCATTCACGCGGCACGAGATAGCTGTAGAAGATGCCGGGATTGTTGACGATCCACGTAGTAAGGAACGTAGCACCATCGGTCGCGTCGCCAGGCCCCAGCTCCAGCACATAGACAGCCGTGTTGGCGCCCTGCCCAAAGAACGAGGTAACCATCTGGTACAGCTCAGCCACGTCGCCGTCTGTGTACTGGATCGTCGCGCCCGTGGCTGCCACGGCGGGCGTGGAAGTGCCGCCCGGCACGGTGTAGGTGAACGCCGTAGTAGTGGTGACCGTAACTATCTGCAGGCCGTTGTACGCGGCATAGCCTGTGGCCGTACTTACGCCAGAAATGAGCACGTACAGCGTGTCGCCCACTGTATAGCCGTGCGGCGTCGCGGCCGTAAACGTGGCCGTACCGCTGGCTTGCGTCAGGCTGGTGTAAGCCAGCGCGCCCTTCAGTACGGGCGTGAGGCTGCTCGCCTGCGTCAGCAGCGTGTAAGTGCCTGGCGTGGTGTTCGTCGCGCCCTGGCTGATGATGGCGCCAGTCTGCTGTAGCGTGCTGGGCGTTGGCGCCTGTGTAGTCGTTACGTTTACGGTTACGATAGCTGGCATGGGAGTGCTCCTTCTGATGCCATTTCATGCAACCGTTGAAATCGTAGTTTCATAGAAGCAGACTGTTTAGCGTTTGCCTCTGCTGATCTTGTCTTTCCGCGGTTTGGAGAAGGCACACCTTTCTTGGAAGCTGATATTTTAGCGATGGCTTCTGGTGTATGCTTTCTACCCTTAAAGGTAGAAGTCTTACCTTTCTTAGCGGCGGATTGTTTTATTCTAGTTTCAAGAGACGCCACCTTACCCTTCCAAGGAGAAGGGCATCCCATCTTAGCTTCGCTTATAAGTTTTCTAGCTTCTGGGTTGGAAAACCTAAGTTTCTGCGCCACAGAGCAGCGGAGCCTGGACTCTTCATTCCACTTATACCCAGACGTAGATATGGCAGCAGGAGCCGTATTGTAGCAGGGTTTCAGAACGTCAATCCAAAACTGCTCTGCATTTGTCAAAGCGGCCTTATCTGTAGGGTCTATCCCCTCTTCTAAAGGAATGAAATGCAACGATCCGGGGCTTTTGTTGTAAACCCGTTGCATCCTTATAGACGCATGGTTGCCCTTTTTTAGGGCAGAAAGATGCGAGCCCCATCTACCGACAATATTTACAGACTGCCCGACATAATACTCATTCGTAATATCACGACGAATGGCGTACACGCCGCACGTGCTGGCCGCTCTAGGCATCTGTAGATCAGCGGAACGCGATCGTCGCGTCGATCGTGCCGGTGGCGACGACCACAAGCCCGGTGACGAAGTTGATGCCGCCAGGGTCCGGGCCGTAAACCACCCGGCTAGGTGCAACCGTGCCAGACACCGTGGTGATGGTGCCGATCGTCACGGTGCCGGCGCCTGTGATGGCGTCCAAGAACTGCAAGGTGGCGCCCGTGGACTCGCTGTTGATGGTGACGGTGCCCAGCAGACCGGGCGAAGCTTTCACCACTGTCGTGCCGGCGGCTTTGATGTTAGCGTAGGAAAGGCCCACGGGGGCATTGTAAGGGTTCTGCGGCATGGGTTGTTCCTATTCGCCGGTGTAAGGTTCGGGGATTACTGTGACGGTGGCGGACTCAATCAGCTTGCGCGCCACCGTGCGCAGCGTGCCCTGCAAGTAACTCACTGTGTATTCCAGGGTCTTTTTCATAGCGAGCACGCCTATCTCAGCCTGCGGGCGTTTCTCGTCGCGGGTTATCGGCAGGTCTTGCATCAATCCAAACGAGTCCGTGTCCATGGAGTACTGGGTAACCAGGTGCTCAAAGTCCATAGCCTGCTCGTTGGTGAAGCCATAGAGCGTGACCCGCACGTGGTCCTGCGTGAGCTGCCACTGACTGGTGTACACCTTGTCCAGCATCGGGTGGCTTGCCAGAGCGGCGGTGCGCTCAGGAAACACATGCACGCTGCCGTAAGGTGGTTCCACGTTCTGCGGCACGGCGTAGCTGGGATACAGGCTAGCGGTTACGTTCTGCGTCGCAAGGTCGATGAACGGGTTAGGTATCTGCTCACTGACCCACACGGGGTTGTAACTAGGTAGCGAGAGCCAGGCGGGCAGGCTATTGCTGACCACAAGGGTCTGAGAACTAAGTTGCGCCCCCGCATCCACAAGCTGGCTGGCAAGCGCCGGGTATACCGCATCGCCTACGTAGTGAAATATGCCGGCCGCCGAGTAGCGTGGCCCGTTGCGCGAGAAGCTGAACCGTACGCCCTGCGCCTGCCCTACCCACATGGTGTTGGGCTGGAACACCTGCAGGAAGTCCACCGCGGTCTCCGTGGTGAACACCACGGCGTTAGTGGAAAGCGTTTCGTCCTCGTTTACGCGCAGGCTGTTAGTCACATGCACGCTGCCGCGCACCATTACCGTGTCGCCGCGGAGCCAGAACACGTACCCGTCCAGCGGCAGCACCCAGCGCACGTAGCGCGTAAAGGGTATGAGCGCGTTGCCGCTTAGTAACTGCAGCCCCGAAAGCAGCGGAGACTGTATCGGCGGACCCTGCGTAACGCCCTCGCCGACCGATGGCATTTTTCTTCCTAAAAGTTGAAATTAGCCGTTTACAGATTTGAGTGGCGGGGGTAAGGTGTCTTTATCGACCACAAACCACTACCTACCGACAACCGAGGGAAAACGATGACTCCTTATGGCAACCAGCACCGCTATCAAATCGACGCGCTTGATAGCAGCAAGCACCGGCCTAACAAGAGCAGCAATGCTCGCCGCTCTTCCCGCCGCCTTGCTAACAAGACCCAACGCGCCAAGACTAAGCAGACTTTGCGCGGCGCGACTAGCTAACACCAACCAAAGGAGAGAAAATGACTTACTCAATGAAGCTTTTTCGTCAGCGGCGTTGTGACCACTATGAAATTGTTGCACGGCGCCGCAATGAAAATTTCTACCACCGGTTTCTTCGCAACCTAGAAAAAATGAACTAATTCCAACCAAGGGAGAGAAAGAAGTGCACACAATTACCGACACCATGCCCGTTGTCTACAAGTACACACTGGGAGATGAGGTCTCGGCTTTGGCGCTGCCCATCGGCGCCCGGTTCCTCTCCGCCCACCTGCAGCCGGACCCTGAGGCGGAGCGCGTGGCGCTGGTGGCTTGGTTCATCGTAATCCCAGCCAATGCGAAGGAGATCCGCACCTTCCGTTTCTTCAGCACAGGAGCGGCCATCCCGTTTAAGCCAGACCGGCTGAAGTTCTTGCATACGGTAGCGCAACTCGGCGTACCCTACGTCTACCACCTGTTCGAGATCGTGCCGGAGGTCGCGGTGGCCTAGTCCGTCCACGCTTTCATGCTTGCTTGATAGAGGCCGGTGTCCTTGAAAGAGGGTCTTTCCGGATTGCCCTTAGCATAGGGATGCAACAGACGGTGGTTGACGCCTTTCAGCGCAGCCATCGTCGGCACGCCCGGCATTACGCCGTCCAGTTCGCGCTGGTCTATGAAGATGCGGAACGTTTCCTCGATTTCGGCCATTGCATCTTGCGTAATGTCAATGTCGGGCGGGCCGCCTGCAAACACATCCTCGATGCCGTTGCTTATGCTGCGCCCGATGGCCTCGGTGATGGCGTCACGGCCAGCCTCCTCGGCGAACAGCTCCATCACGTGATACTCGGCCTCCAGAAACTCCGCCACGTCGCCGGTCGTCACGCCCAAATCTTTGGCCGGAGGCTTATCCTTTACCACCTTGGCCCGCGCGCTGGCGCTCTGAAGCTTCTTTTCCAGCTCGCCCTTGGTGTCGTGTGAATACGGCACGTCGATGACGCCGAGATGGAGTATCATGTCAGCCCGAAAACACCTCCAAAGTCAGCAGCATAACTGAGGTACTCACGCCCCCAAGGCGTCTTGATGAACTGCAGATCGCCTATAGTCAGGTTGGCCAGGCCGTCCGGCACCGCCAGGGTAGTGGAGGTTCCGGCATCGCTGGTGCTCTGCACCACGCCGTAGCTAGGCTTGTTCAACCCGAAGCTCGCCCGCAGGTCCGCGAAGTAGGTTTGCGCCGGCAAGCCAGTGCTCAGGTTGCCCGGCACGTCGGGCGCCGTGTTGACCAATATAGCGCCGCCGCAGTTATACACAGCCAGTACGTAGTCGGTCGCGCCGCTTACGCCCGCCCCGCCGAACGCGCCCCACGGCACGCTGATAACCAGCGCCAGCGCGCGATTGAAAGCATACCCGATCCAGGGAGACGTGATCGGCAAGCCAACGATGTCTATCATCATACCCTGGTAAACGAACAGGGTGAAGTCGGGCAAGTTTGGGGTAGTCGGGTTCGCCCACGGCGTGAACACGCCTGGTGTATAAGTGCCGGGGTTAGTTATCGTGCCGCCGCCTGCTATCGTGCCGGACATCAGCCGTACTTGAACGTCTCAGAGCCGTCCGGGTCAACCGTGAGCCCGAACACTACCTCGTCGCCCGTGGCACGCTGCCCGGCAGGCACCTCCTGCAGCACCTCCACCTGGGTGGTACGCGCACGGCGCTGCCCGCGCTTGCCGCCGTTAATGCCGCGGTCGAAACCCAGAGCGGCGTTGACGGTCTGCTCCACGCTGCGCTGCTGCTGCGTGGCAACAATAGCGTCGTGCCCCTCCAGGATCTCGTCCGTGCTGATCTCGCCGTCGCGGCGGTACAGCACGCCGGAGAAGCGCCCCAGCGCACGGTTGTGCGCCTCAGCAGCGTCGCGGGCGCCGAAGCGTTCAAGCTGCAGGATCACGTTCTCCACCACGGCGGCCGGCGCACCCTGCAGGATCAGCTCGCCCTTGCCGGACGGGATGAATACGGACCTAGCCAAGCGGTCCTCTGCACGGTCAGCTAGCAACAGGCGGTAGTTAAGAACCTGATCCTGCTTCGTCGGATTGGATATGTAGAGGCCCATCAGGGTTCCTTCAGTAAGGCATGCTGACAATGGTGATGCCCTGCGGGCGCACGCACCAGCCGGAAGTGTGTCTGATCTCCTGGATCTCGGTGATTGCACCGTCCGGGGTAGGTGTGGGGATCTTCATCGGCGCCGCCATGTCGGCGTACATCAGGTTCACGGCTTTAAGATTGCTCTTTACGTCCGCGAAGATGTTCGTATTGATGCCGGGAATGTCAGGCTGCTCAATCTCCGGCATGGTAAGGATCAGCGCATCCGTGCCGCCCGCGCCCTGTCCGATCAGGGTATCATCGAAGTACCACATGAACTGGTCGCCGCTCGCGCCGGCCACGTTCTGCATAACTTCGGCGCTGGTCGCAGTGCCGCCGCCGGGCCGCTGGTAGCTAGTCACCTGGACGATGCCCGCCATAGCGAACATCAGGAACTCGCGCTGCGGGCTGATGACCACAATCTCGTTCTTGATATTGCCGCCAGACTGGTACATGCGCGTCTTGAGCGTGACGAACTGCCCAAGCCAGAACAGCGCCATCTGCCCGTTGTCGTAGGTGCTAGCGTGCGTGTTGCCGTAGCTGTCAGCCGGCAAAGTCACCGCCGTAGCGCCGGACGTGTTGATTAGCCCTTCGCCGTTGGTCGGATTGAAGCCGTAGAGCAGGGCTGTCCGCATCTGCTGGAAGATGCCCTGCCGCATGGCAAGGTCTTGCGCCGCGGGCAGGCCCACATTCCAGTTACCGGCCTGGGCGATGTCGTGGTGGTCCCAAATGGCGCGGACGCGGGATAGATAAGTGGGCGTATTGTAGTAGTTAGCCGTCAGCGTCGCGCTGGGCAGCAAGTTGCTTGCACTCTGCCCCGCCGCCGCGTTGCTGCGCAAGTCGAGGTGGTTGACGTAGACTGCAAGGTCTTCGCTGCCGATCTTCACCCGTGGCTTGCCACCGGCCAGACTAGCAAACGCGCCGCTCGCCTGGCTGTAGGTGACGATCAGTTCAGGCTCAGTGAATGACGGGGAGAGCTTCGCCACCGCCGGAAAAATGTTGGGCATGTGGGTTGCTCCTTAGATGAGGATCACGGCAGCGTCGCCGGTGGTCCAGGTGGCAGCGGACGACGCGTAAGCCACCGTTTTACTGTTGGTGTTTGTGCTGAGTAGCTGGATGTGCGTAGGCAGCGCCCAGTTGCCGCCGCTGGTGACCAGCGTAATGCGGTAGTTAGTTACATCCCAGTACAACACTTCCGTGTTAATCAGGGTTGTGCCCGCCGTGATCGCAGCCACAATGGCGGGGTCACAGTTGACCACGAGACGAATGCCTGAGTAGAGCCGGAAGAATGGAATGTAGTTACCGACCGCAGCCACAGGGACGCTGGCACCCGGCACCTGCACCATGCTGCCGGCCTGGTTGAACACCGAAAAGCCCGTGGTGTTCGCTGTGCTAGTAGCGCGCTTGAGGGTAGGCCCCAGCAAGTCGCTGCCGGTGCCGGTCTGGTTGATCGTTTCACTGATAGGCACGCCGCCCCACATGACGATGCTCTCGCCTGTGTTGACGGTGCCGCCCATAAGCTCCATGCGGACGGAAGGGTCGTCAAGCGCGGTGCCAGAGACGTAGCCCTGCGTCGGCGCAAGGAAGCTGTTGGCCGGCTGGTTAGTGAGATACGGGTTGAAACTGATGGTGCCGGACATAGGTTATGCCCCCCTTCCGTTGCTGGGTCTGTGGAAGAAGCCGCCTTGTCCGGGGCTCATGAAATGCTGCATCCAAGCGCCGATATCGCCCTGGTAGCGAGTTACGTCGCGCCCGCCCTCGCGGGTAACAATCGGGACCAGCGTACCAGTCACAACGGTGCGCGGGTTGCGCGCCGCGGCCGTAGCGTCCTGGTACACCAGCTCCTCGATCGGGGCAAACGCTGCTTCGTCCATTGTGTCGAAGCGCAAGGTCTTAAACCGCTCGCTGCGGCCCTGGAGCTTGCTTGCCAGCCGCTTGCGGTAAGCCAGCGCGCCCTCGCCCGGCAGCGGCGCCGTAGCCCGTTCGCCGTACATGGCCAGCGTGCCGTCCGCCCGCGTCTGCGCGGCGGCTAGCAGGTCGCGCTCGCCTGCCGGCACCTCGCGCGTCAGCTTACCAAGCATAGCCTCCAGCCGGGCAATTTGTGCCTGCATGGCCTTGCCCGCCGCGTCATGTTTGGCGTCCTCACGCTCCACGAGCTTCTTCTCCTCGCCTTCGGTCTCAGCGACTTTATTTTTTTCCTCTCCCTCGTCGTCACCGTCCTTTTTGGCGTCTTCCTTGTGCTCGGGCTCTTTGGCCTCTTCCTTCGCCCATTTGTCGAAGGACTCGGCATCCGTCATGCGCTCTTCGGTTTCAGCGTCGAAACGCGCCTTCTTGGCGTCCATGGCGCAGTCGGCACTGTCCTTGCCGCCCTTTGCCAACTCAGCGGCCATACCGCCTTCGTCGGCGTCGTGGCGCTTCTTCCAGGCGTCATGCTTTTCGCCGTCCTTGCGCGGGCCGAAGCGGTCCTTGCGCGCCGCGTCGAAACGCGCTTTGTCCATGCGCGCTTTCTCTTCCGCGTCCTTGCGGGCTGCGCTCTCCTCCTCGTAGCTGTCCATCCTGCCGTGCAGGCGGCCCAGCGAGTCGGCGATCATGTCCAGCTTCGCTTCCGCGTCCTTCCGGGCCTTGTCAGCCGCGGCCATCTCTTCGTTATCAGCCATGGCTGAGTTGGTCCTTTCTAAGGTTCATTTTACCAGCCCGGCCCGCCAGGGCCTCAATCTTTTTCACCTTACGGGTGAAGTCGTAGTCGGCTACGCTCTTCACCAACGCATCCACGCTACGGCTGAAGCGCCGAGCCTCCGCTGCATCTGCACGGCCCAAGTCTTCCGGCCCCGTGCTGGCCACGCCCGGCCGCAGGCCCGCCCTTGTCCCACACACCCTTCTCACAGATAGCTATGTGGTCCAGCAGCGCGGGCCCGCCCTCAATCAACAGCTTACCGCCGTCCGCCATACGCATCGTTTCGTTGGTGCTGGTAGCGGCGTCGAACACCACGCCGGGGCTAGTGGACATCTCGCCGGCCAGCAGCAGGGTGATGGTGCTATCATCGTATATACGGCACACCGCCCATACCTCTTCGCCCTTCATGTAGGGAACGAACACGGTGCCAACTATGCGGTCATGGAACTCGTCGCTGTCCAGCGCGGGCTTCTTTTCCGGGTGGCAGTAAATGACAGGCAGCCCAGCGCAACGCGCCAGGAACTCGTCATTCACGTATATACTTTCGTCCCGCCAGACATATTCATCACGACCGTCGCGGTAAGCTAGGCCAGTGCCGGTGATGCGGATGTCGAACAGGTAGAACCGTCCATACCGCTGGGGGCTTGATAGTTCGCCTGCTGCCATGGTCCTAGCCACGCCCAGTTCGTCCATGTGTAAGCGGGCCAGAGCGACCAACACACCGGGGTGCATGTTGACTTTGCCGGTACCGGGCTTGAGCCAGGCATAAGCCGTATGCTCTCCGTTAAGCTCTACGCCGAAGGGTTCGTTTACGCGGCACAGATAGGTGGTGAAGTCCACGCCGCCCTTGATGCGCCGCGTCCAAAGCGCCAAAGGCGCCGTCACCTCGTGCCCGGTTTCTTCAAGCACCTCGCGCCGGGCGGCGGACTCACTATCTTCGTCGTCCTCAACCTTGCCGCCAGGGAAGCACCAAAGACCCTCTGCGTCACCCTCTTCGCTGCGCTTGAGCAGCAGCACACGGTCGTCCTTAGTTAAGAACATTACGCCCGCGGCGCGGAGGTCAGGCACCTTCGCCCTTCTGGGCTTCCTCCAACGCTTTGCGCGCAGCGGTCCGCGCTTTGCGGTCCTCGGCTGATGTCAAGTCCTCGCTGCGCACAGGGCGGCCTAAGGGCTTTACGTCTTCTGCCTGCGCCACGAAACGGCCGTTGTTTTTAGTGTCAGACATCTTTGTCCTTCGTACCAAGGTACATGACGTGAATGAGGTTTTTAATTGTGTTACCCATAACGCTAGCGTTTTGTTCCACTTTCATTACGCGGAACACTGCATTGTCAGGCAGCACTATTTCCCTTTCGCCGTGCGCTTGCCCGTGCTTCATCACGAGCCCGTTGGCGCCAGCAGGAATTACAAATTTAAGCATAGAATTTTTGCCGAAATTCGCTGAAACATTAGGGCTGCGCGAGACTGAAGCAAAGTTAGCATGCACAAAACATCTACCTACGGCGTGCTCTGGATCGTCAAAGCCGGTAAGATCCTTGAGACTTGCTTGAAGCCCGCGAAACACAGGCGTATCTGCTGGCACGTAGGACTTGGCCATCACAGCGCGGAGATGTTCTATTCCATCTTTGACAAGCGTACTGGCTTCCTGCTGACCATTAAGGGCTTTGTTAATAGGCGCGTAATCTCCGTCTTGGTAGCCTGCTATGGCGATCTCTTGCTCTGGCGTGCGCGCTTTATTCTGCTCTGTGGCGTAGGAATCCATAGCTAAGCTTACCGAACTTTGGTCTCCGTTGTCCTTGTCCTTGCCGTAGGAAGAAGTGACAAGTGCATAATGGTCGCCCGGTATTTTCTTTGTGTCAGTCTTTAGAGTAGCCTTGACTTCTTTACCAGAGGCGTCTTCAAAATAGTTTACGTGGTCCTGTCTATAATGCGGCGCGGACTTCGCTGCCTCGTAGACCTTTTTCTCAGCCAGGGTGGTTGGCGCGTAAGCAGTAGAACTTGTTACGCCGTGCTTCGCCTTTAGGTCGCCCAACGCCTTATTAACAGCGTTGACTGACAGACCAGATCCGAAGATAGGCTCTATCTTTTTTAGGTTGTGCGCTTTACCCTTCTCATAGGCAGAGTCCAACGCGTCCAGTATCTCCTCTAGTTTTCCCTCAACTTTCGGCTTATTTTCTGCTGTCAACTTTTCCCAGTGCTCGAACACTGGTTTAAGGTCGGACATCACTGCCATCGGCACGCCTATTATGGCGAGCTTATGCGCCAACTTCTTAGCCGCGTCCGGCATACCTGTGGGTTCTGCAGCTTTAGGCGCTTCCGCAGGAGCTACAGCTTGCGCTTTTTCCGATGACGGCTTGGAATGAAGCGGCGCTTCTTTACCGGTTTTCTTTTTAATGTCGTTCAGATACCACGGCACGGATGCAGGCTTGACGCCGTAGCTTTCTAAAGCGGCGATTGCGATATCACTTTTGCCGTATGTTCCAGCCTCAACCATATGCTTGATTAACCCGGCAGCCGAACCTTTGGCTCCTGGCTTAAGCGTTGCCGCATACGATTTGGCGCCATGGCCGGCGGATCCAGCAGTAAATTTTCCGTCCGCATCGCGCGGATGTTTTGACTCAACCCAAGAAGCATCATCATGCCTGAACAAAGAGTCAGCGCGGCTTGCCGCTACGTCCGCCATCAGAACGACTGCGTCCAACCGCTTATTATCGAACGCCGCGCAAGTATCTAGCAGAGCGTCCAGCTTAGCCCTGAGGTCCACCTTTGCTACCTTTCAGCAGACCGCGATCATCACCGAACACGGTGCCAAACCGGCGTTCAAGGTCGTCCATCTGGGCTGTAACTTCGTCCAGGCGGGATGCGTAGTCCCTGCTGTCGCCGCGCGCTTTCCCAGCCTGCTTATAGGCTATAGCAACAGCTTGCTTCTTTGGATGTCCCGTGCTAATAAGCTCGGCTATGTTATTCGACATAACCTGCTTGCTAGAACCCTTTTGGAGCGGCATTTAATGGCGACCCCCACCAAACGACGAAACAGAACTCGCTACACTGTGGTGTGTAAATTTTGTAATACAGATTTTACAGTGCCATTTTACCGAAAGGATCTAGTACAATTTTGTTCTAGATCGTGCAAGGGTAAAGCTGAACGGACTACCGTAACAAAGAACTGCGATGTATGCGGCAACCTCTTTGAGCACATATCAAGCCGTGTAAACTCGGCTAAATACTGTTCTCGGAACTGTTATTATAAAAGCGGTCTCGGAAAAGGCTCTGTGACATATACCTGCAAACATTGCAGCAAGGAATTTCAAGGGCCACCTTCCGTTAAGAGAATCTATTGCTCTATGGCCTGTGTAAATAAATCTTCTAAAGCTACATGGGACCCGGCATTTTCTACAGTGCGGAAATCTATGAACTCAAGAGGGCTCTTAAAGTTCTGTAATCGATGTGGGTACTCTGAGGTCATCGAAATTCTGGGTGTCCACCACAAAGACAGAAATCGCAAAAACAACTCTTTAGAAAATTTAGAGGTTTTGTGCCCGACCTGCCACTCACTAGAGCATTTTAGGCACATTGCTCACGGCTTTAGGGAGTAAATATTTTTACTTCCCGTCCCGCCACGTAAACGACAGCGTATTCAGCCCCGCGATGTACTCGGCGTTCTCGGCCAGCGCGCGGTTGTAAGCCTCGGCCTCCGCGTCGCGCTTCTCCTGCTCGCGCTTCTGCGCGCCCAGAACGCGGTCTATGAGTTGCTGCCAGTAGGGCTTTCATTTCGGTGGCGATGTTGTGTCTTATAGCCTCCTGGCTATTGCCTTTTTCAAGGGGCATCGGACTTTTCCCACACAGCAAGCCTGCGAATGTAGTCGTCCGTCTGTTCCGCGATCTCCTGCTTGATCGCATCGTCCTCTTCCTGCTGCTCCTGCTTGCGCAGTGCGGCGACACGGGCGCGGGCCAGCAGAGCGTCTATGTAGGTTCTCATCGCCGCACGCTGCCCCAGAGCTTGACGAAACGATCACGTTCTACGTCCAACGTGTACCAGTGCGGACTGCTGATCAGCATTACGTCCGTCGCGTCCTCCACCTCCGTGCTCGGCGTTGCCGCCACAGCGTAAACGAGGTTGATGAACAACGTATCCTGCATCCAGTCGTTAAGTCCCATGTTGGCCGGCCGGTAACGGAACTCCATGATCATCTGTCAACGCCCCATAGCAGCCATCATTTTAGCTTTGCCTTCGGCAAGGAACTCCTGGCCCTCTTTCGTCAGGTAGCGGTCGGGCAGGTTGCGCAGCGAAGTGACCCAAGTTATCCAGCATCTACAGCTCACTTCGACCCCGACATGAGTTATGTCGTCGTAGTAGCCGTACACCGGGTCCAGCAAGCCGCGCTCGTCGGCCCAGGAGCCTTTCACAACGTAGTACTTGCCGTCGCGCTCTGCATGGTCCTTGCGCGCATCGTAGCTCTTGTCGCGGAAGTGGCTGTTCCATTTGCCGGCTATCGCACCCGCGTCCGTCGCCACGATTTCGGACACGTTAGCAATCAGCTTGTGCCCCTGGTCGTTTTGCACCAGACGCTTGTGGTACTTCTCCTTGCCGACCGGCGCCGCTATCTCAGCTTTGGCCTCGATCTTGTTGATCAGGCTGTCGCCGCCTGGCGGGATGGATGTGCTCCAGCCGTTGAACCGGCGGAGCGTGGCCTCTACTGCCGCCCCGCGGTTGTAGGCTATTAGGTCCGCAGCCGCGACGATGCGCCGATCCAGTTCCGCCAGCAGCTTGGGCCGCACCATTGCCTTGGTATAGCGCGGTATGCCGGGCACAGCCTTCTCAAGCGCGTTGCCGTCCACGAACCGCCCGAATACCGCAGTGAGCGTCTTGCGCACTTGATCCCACGTCTCTTCGGAGCTGCCAAGCTCGCTTTCCGCGGCGTTGCGCAGTAACGTAGTCCAATACAACACACGCTCCGGGCTGACGTAGCCCGTTTCCGCCATTTCCTTTACCGCAGCCTGAAGCGCCTGGCTGAAACTTAGTCGCGTATCAGCCTGGGTCGGCATGCGGAGTGAAGTTGTAGGTGATGAAGCCGTCGTCCTCGGTCTCGCCGAGACTGCGGCCGTAGAAAAAGCTGGTCAACCGAGCCCGCTCCCAGCCTTCGCTCGCCGTTTCATCGCCTGGCACCTCGGCCACGGCAGCCATGTAGTTAACGCCCGGCAGCATGTCCAACACGGGGAAGAACTCGATGCGCCTGACAAGGCCGTTCTCGCCATACTCTATGCTGCGCACTTTGGGGCATTGCGCACCGTGCACACCGTCGCACCACTGACAGACAGCTACCATGCCCACACCCACGCCGTAACGCAGCATGCCACTAGCGCGGCGCACACCAGAATGACGATCATGCGCAGCTTGCCGTCGCTCATGTCGTCGCTCCGAACGGCTTAGGCTCAGGCTCTTTAGTGTCCTCGCCCTGCGTGGCAGGGTCGCCGCCACCCTGCTGCATCTGCTGGGCTTGCTTTGCCTGCTCATCGCCGAAAGCGGCGAGCGCGTCCTCGTCTATTTCCAAGCGGGCACTAAACAGGTCACGCCGTGAGTTAACCTCGTCAGCTACCCACGTAACTACGTGCGCCTTGTTCTTCGGGTCCAGCACCGGTACCATGGTTTCCAGCAAGGCTACCGCGGACTTAAAGCGGATCTCTTCGCCCTTCAACTTCTCACTGTCAGGCTCTTGCAGCAGGTTCGGCCACGTGGCCGTGAAAGCGTTGCTCCAAGCCATGAACGCGGTGGCATAGGGTATAGACTCCCACTCCGGGAGCTGCTTCTGCACCGTGCGGTAGAAATCCTCATTCCAGGCCACGCGGCGCACGATGTCGTCAAAGAAGCGATATTCCGGGTCCATGCTCTCGCGCTCGGTCTTTATGTACTCCGCGATCGCCTTTGCGTCCTCGCTGCCTTCGGCCATGCCGCCGACCATCGTTTCCTGCTCTAGCAGCTTGCTGGGCATGCCGGCGCCCATAGCGATGTTCTTCAATACGTTCTCGCGAGTTAGCCTGAACGGCCCTTCCAAATTCTGAAAGTTGATGCTGTTGACCTGTTCTTTCTCGCCGATGGTCAGTACGTTGCCTGTCATACCGGATTGTAGCTGGGCGCGCTTCCACCCAAAAAAATTCATGATCCGGTTGTTGATGATGCTGCCCGGCGCCACCGCGTTCCAAATCAGCAACGCCACCTTCTTAATCACCGCGTCGTCCGTAATCATGGACTGCACGAAGCTCTTAAGCGGGAACAGCACACGCTGGTAGACACTGCGCCCGACGTAGCCGAACGCCGAGGTGGTGAACTGGATGTAGATAGGCTGCTCGTTCATCCGTACGACGCAGCGGGAGGGGTGGTAATCCACGTTGCCGACGCGCACGCCCATAGGCTTTTGGAAGTCCGGGCTGTTAGGGTCCTGATCCAGGACGATGCTGCCCGCCGTATTAAGCGGGTCCAGCACGTTGAAATACAAGTCAGCCTTGGCCAGCTTGGACAGGTCGAGCGGCGTGCTAGGATCTTTTTCCTTACGGTCACCCACTAGCAGCGTGCCCACGCCGTAGATCTTGCTAATACGTACGTGGTTAGCGATGATAATGTCAGCACTAATGCCTGTGCCACCCGGCCCGGTACCGCCTATGCTTTTCCACACCCGCTTGAACTCAGGCAGCAACAGGTTTTCCGGCGCTCCTGGCACCGTAATCTCCCGCTCCTGGCTCTGCGCTATCTTAGTGGGCACTTCCACGAGCTTGGCGCCCAGGGGATGGTAGCTGTATATCTCCTTGCACGTCTGGTATCCAGGCGTGCTGCCAGGAACAATGTCGTCACACGTAAGCAATTGCAGCAGCGGGCTCTTAGCGAACTGCGTGCTGAGCATGCCGAACCCGGGGTTATTCTCCGGGGAAGGAACGGAACCGCTCACGCGTCTACCCTGCGCGTGCTGTTGCGCGCAATCGTAACTTCAAATACGCGGCCGTCGGCGCGTTCAAAGCGGACGCTTTCAATGCCGTGCCGCTCCAGCGCATCGCGCAACGCGCGCCACAGAACGGGAGTGAACTTATCAGCGTCTAGCCCGCGCAGCTCTGTCGGACGGTCTTCATGCACGGAAACAAGGCATGTAGAGTTATAGGCTGACCGCTTGGCGTAGCTGCCCTCGGCGTCCTGGTGGAACCGCGCGAAGTAGGTAAGCGGTTGGTCCGCCACGTGCTCGAACGAAACTCTCACGCGAAGCCCTCGCTGTTTCCAAGCGTAATGGCTATTGAATACGTAAACGTATCGAGCAAATCGTCGGCTCTGTTAGCGGCCTGCTTGTCGCCGATGCGGAATCTGAAGATCTGAGAAAGCAGGTGGTTCATGTCCTGCCCTTTGAATGGCACTGTCTTGTCGTAGGCGTATTCGCTTATCTTCACGTCGCCGCGGTACACGGGGCCGCTGGCGTTCATAGCACGTGCGTCCTTGCCGGCGGCCGTCAGCTCGGCGGGGAGCGCCTGAGCGTCCCACCCGCGCATTGCGCATTGCTGCAACAGTATGCTGCCGCTAGCGGCATCCTCTATCCACACACCGCCCACACCGAACCGGGCGTGACAGGTATTGGCTAATTCCTGGCACCGCGCGAACACGCCGGGCACCCAAGATTCGAGCAGTGCGCCGTCGATCGAAACAATGTCCCAGTCCAGCACGACCAGCTTGTATTCGCCGAACGAAGAGGTTGCATAATAGGTGACGGCCGTGCCGTCATGCTCCAAACCCTTTTTCACGGCGCTGTCTATTACGGCCAACACCGTGTCGCAGCCCGCGGGCCAGGGCACTGGCCTGTCATTGACCAGCAGCTTTTCGCGACTGAAGAACGCCACGCCGGAGAAGTCAACGAACTCCGCCAGGTATTCTTGCTGGTAGACCAGCGGATGGTTGTCGCGGATAAGTCCGGCGAACACTTCGTCACGCTTAGCCTGCCAGTCTTCTACGCTTTCGCCCACGCTGCGCAGCGGGATGTAGGGGTTCTGGCTTGTGGGGGCGTGGTACTCTTTGAACCCGTATTTTGGTACGGTACATATCTGATGCAGAAAGTTCTCTGCCGCTATGCCGTTGGCGTTGCTTAATGCGACAACTTTACCGCCAAGATCAAGGAGCGTGGGCTTGATAGCCCGCTCCCAGATAGCCATCATGTTGTCTTTGGTGAACGCTGCTTCATCAATGATGGCCAACTTGTATTTGCGGCTAGCACCCGCGCGCTCATTGTCCAGCGACCAGAAGTCCAAACGGCCGCCAGTTATAGCGCGGATCACACCTTCGGTCTTGCTGCTGCCGCCCTGCTTAGGCACAACGGGGTCAAGCATGCCACGAATTTCGTTGTACGCTTCCGCCTGCACTTTATAATTAGGCGTGAACCAGCCTACCGGCTGGCCCCTGAGGACGACGTTGCTTGCTATGGTTTTGGCGAAGTCCGTCTTACCCCAGCGCCGACCGCACCGAATAGCGAGTTGGTTACAGCTTTGGTAAGCGCGGTAAGCCGCCACCTGCCCCGGATGAAATACGGGGAACTCGATATTGATGACTGGCATACGGCGAGGAAGATCCGGAGGGGCTGGGTTCGTTAGGCGCCGCCCCTCCGTAAGTTGATCACCAACAGGGATGAAGCAGCATACTAGCCTGCGGTTAGCCTGATGTAAAGCTTCTGCCTACGTTGCCGGCAAACGGCTTGACGCCGTCCTTTACAGGAGGCTTCATCGCGTCGGCGATATCGATCGCCCTGCGTAGCTGCGCGCGCGCGGGGGCGGAGGTTACACGGCCGCCCAGCAGGTGCTCGGTCACGTCGTGCACAGCCTTATGCGCTGCGTCGTTCGGTCCGTGATAATCGGCTTTGGGCTCTTCTACCGCGGCGGGTGAGCCTTGATAAAGGGCCATGCGCTCAGCCTGCTGCCGCGCGGTGCGCCAGGCTTCACATACCTGCTGATAACTGCTCCCGTACAGATCGCCTACGGGCACGTAAGCAAGCACTCCGCCCTTTGCGCTTAGCATCTTTACGCCACCCTCGCCGATCACCCAACGAGGATGGATCGTTTCGCTGCTAAGACACTCCGTCATTCGGGCAAGCCCCCAGTAATGTTGATGGTGATATTAGTTTCATTACTCTCGTCTTCGGGCTGCTTGATCTTCCAACGTCCGCGCTGCCGGTTGGACAACCACAAGCTCGCCGCGGCGGCGGAGGGCGGATACTGCTGCGTATACTCTGCGCGTATTACAGCGCCGCCCGGACCAAGCATTATCTTCTCTGCTTTATGCTGGTAACCAAGTGCGGACTCACGCAAAGCTTGTGCTACTTCGGCGTCTGCTTTTTCTCCACCATTCGCATATGCGGCGTTAAAGCTCACATGCTTGGTGCACCAAAGATGCAGTGTAGAAATAGCCACTCCGAAGAACTCGGCTAATTCTATATCCGTCAGACCAAGTAAACGGAGGCGATATACTGTCTCCGGAAATGTATCTTGGTAGCTTGTAGGGCGCCCCTTATTTATACCGCCTAGAACTACCGGCGGCGGGGGCCGTGGCGGCTTTCTAGGCCCCTTGCTGCGATCATGCCCAGGCTTGAATACCACATTGTCCTACTTGGTAATTTCCAGCCGCCCCAACGAAACACGCATTTCCCGCGGGGCGCCGAACATCACTACCATAATCCATACATCGCGGTGGTCTGACCGCACAACCACGCCAGAAAGATCTTCACAATCCTTTACGGTCACGTGCGTGCCCGCAGGGATGGAACTAAACGCTGTGTTCTTCGGCAACCGTTTGGGGCAGCGAGAGACAATTTCTTCCACGCAGCCCGCAGGGAGCGGAGAGGGGCCGCCCAGGATCTCGATGATGCCCGGTATGACAAGCATCTGGCGCCAGCCATCAAGGCCCTGATCAAACCGCACGAAAAAGTAGCCGGGGAACCACGAACGTATAGAGGTAGGCTTGCGGGGCTGCCGGTGCTCGTATGTGAGATGATGATACTCGAACCCGAGAACATTTATAAGTCGACCTATCAAGCCAGCCCGGACACCTACGAAGCGCACAGCGTACCAATCAGCCTCGCGATGCGGGTCGACGCTTACGGCCGAAGCGAAGTCTGGAGCAAAATCTGCCTCTACGGTCTCACTCACGCGCCGCGCACCCCGCTACTTTACGTGATTTCAGGCGCCTATAGCAGACGGGGCAACACCGTCCGGCTCCGCCGCCCGCTACGTACCCACCAGAGTCCTGGGCCGGAAAGCGCCGGCTTACTCCTAAGGCAGTCAGGCGGAGGACGCGTATGTCCTCAAGCTACGGAGGGCGTTTATATGTCACTGCGGCCAGCTTGTAAACTCTTTTTTGCGGGGGTGCGGGTGTGCCGATCTTTGTGCCGATCGGCACACCCCTAAAATGTTATATATCAAGGGCTTACGGGCAAAAGTGTGTCGATGTGCCGATCATTTGCCTACTTAGCAGCTAAAAGCTGTAATAGACCTATTTTTACTTTACCGCCTTTTTATAAGAAAAGATCGACACACATCGGCACAGCATTGTTTTATATGAGCTTTTTCGTGCCGATGTGTGCCGATGTGTGCCGACTCCTGCCCCCCAACCCCCTCCAATAACAAAAGGCTTTACAGCGGATACTTCCCGGCGTAGGGTGATCTCCCCTTAACGGAGGCCGCCCCACTATGCGTAGACTAACCGAGATGACGATGCTGCGCCTCGTTGAAGGCACTCAAGCCTTGGTCCAAGCCCGCGCGGACGAAGAGGGCTTACGTCCCGCCGACATCATGCGGCGGGCTATAATGAAAGAAGTGGGCGTGCCCCGGCCTATGCGCCAAGAGCTTCAAGAACTCGCCGCCAAGAAATAGAAGGCCCTTCGTGAAAGGGTCCGTCATGCCGCCCAAAGGGTTCAGCGGCCGCGCTGCTATGACGCCGGTCGAACTGGAAACGTCGCTAGTTACTAAATTGAAATCGTCAGGTCTTACGCCCGCGCATCGTAAGACGCTGAATATCCAACCTATGGCCGAAGCGCAGACCGCTGCCGCTAACCTGTGGAAAGGCGCGGGCTACCCCGCCATGCGCATCCCCTACAACGATCCGGCGGGCGGAGACTTTGGCGGCTTTTACCGCGTCCGGTGCCTGCTGGACCCACTGCCGCCGGGGCCGATAGGCAAGGACGGCAATCCCCGCCGCTTCGCTAAATATTCTCAAATATCAGGCTCCCCGCCTCACGCCTATTTCCCGCCATTGGTAAGCGACTGGCTTACACCGCTTCGCGACGCTAAAACGGATTTGGTGTTGACCGAAGGCGAACTGAAAGCCGCTTGCGCTTGCTCAGCCGGGTTTCTTACCATTGGCCTGGGCGGCGCCTGGAATTTTATGTCCAGGAAGTTCGGCATTGACTTCTTGCCGGAACTGGACCGGATAGAATGGACTGACCGCAAGGTATACATAACCTATGACTCCGACACCGCGCGCAAACCGGACGTAGCACGTGCCATCACAGCACTCGCCACACGCGTCCTAGAGCGTGGGGGGTTGCCGTTCCGCGTGGATCTGCCCGACCTGCCCGACACCGATAAAACCGGCCTTGACGACTTCCTGCTAGCTCGCGGGCCTGATGCCTTCCGCGCGCTGATGGCGGCGGCTACGCCGATCGAAAACTGGAAGCGTCACTATCAGGTCGGCGCAAACGGCCCGATAAACAACCTGGATAATGTGGTTGTCGCTCTTCGCGAAGCACCGGAGCTGTCCGGCGCATTCGCTTATGACCTTATGGCACATGCCGTAACGGTTTCCACCATACTTCCTGGCGACTCCGACGACGCATTGCTCCCACGCTCCCAGTACTCTGCGTTGATACCACTGCTT